CCATTTCAGCCGCGAAGACGAAGCACGCATCTGCGATGAAAACCTCGCATGGGCCGAAAATCTGCTGCGCAAGCACTACGGACTACGCGCGGTCGAATGGGCGGGCGAGGGTCTTCTAGCCGCCTGCCGGTCATTTGATCCTGATCTGGGGCATTCGTTCCGTGGGTTTGCCGCCACCGTCATCCGTCGCACTGCCGCCCGTGGGCTCAAAGCGATGTATGGTGCGCCGGGGTCTGCCAAGCATGAGGCACAGGCCAACAGTGTCACTTATGAGGACTACGACCAACAGGCCGTCAGACACCCATCGGGACATTGCCCCACCTACACCCAGATCGTTGCGGAACTCAGCAATGAGGATTCCGACGAGTACACCGCCATTCTCGAATTCTTTGACTGTCAACCCGCCCAACGCCGCCTGATTGGGCTGGGGGCCATGTTGACCGGAATGACTGCACGCCAACTATCGGAGGTACTACGCGTTGATCGAAGGACGATCACATCCACACTCGCTGATCTTCGGCGACTTGTATCAGCTGCTTGACGCCGTGATGCTCGCAGGCGCCGAGATGTCCATGGGCAAGGGTGACAGCCAGCAGGCGAGAATCAGCATCAGCCGTCGCCGTCACAGCTGGGCGATTGCTTACTGGTACGTCGTACTGCTGCATAACCATGGCATCCACATGCGCATCCGGGGCATTCAATCCACAGTACGGTCCGGGTCAATCACGTTCAGCAGTGCCCATTCGCCGCTGCTGGTCCGGGCTTATAGCCGCTGGTATCGGGAGGCAGGCAAGTCTCTGCCGCTGGATGTGCTGTTGGATCAACAGACCGCCTGTATCGTGCTGGCTGGTGCCTTACGGCGATGGGCGATGCGGGATAAGCGGTCGAACCACATCACCATTATGACACCGCCCTGCCACACGATGAGCCTAACGAGTTTAACCAGCCAGATACGTGAGCAGGTTCCGGTTACCGACTGCAAAACATCTGGCCAGCGTGGTCAGATTGTGGTGCCTGCGGATGCGGCAATGGAATTCGTGGACGGCATGGTGCCGCGTGCGGTGTGGGACACGAAGTGAGGATTGACGATGGCTTTTCCTGGTGACTACACATACCGAGATCGCATAGCTCTTAAAGAGACGATGGTCGACACTGCCAATCAGACGATGGATGTGGTGTTGCCTATCACCAGTCTGTCATCGTCGTTGCAGGCACTGATGCGCAGTGATGGTGGTGACCTGCGAGTCACGGCAGATGATGGCACCACGCGGCTGGCGCATGCAGTCATACCCGATTCGTCGGGCAATGCATACTTGCTCCTCATTTTCGGGGTGTGGCTGTATGGCGCGAAGACCTACATCAAAGTGTGGAGCAATGGTACTGACACGGCCGAGGCTGTGGACTCGACTCATGGCCAACACAATGTGTTCACGTCTGCTACGCGTGCGTTTTATCAGTTTATGCTTGACCCATCCGGTAGCCTTCCACAGTTGGTTGATCTGACATCCAATGGCAACGACAACTCCGCAATCTCTGGATTTTCATCTGCGGATCTGATTGCCGGCCAGTTGTCAAAAGCGTGGAACTGGGATAATAATTCTGATGTTGTGACGATCCCGGATGACGCGTCATTAAGACCGACCAGTTTGACGATGGAAATGTGGTTGCGTATCAACGCTTTTCCTGGCTCAGGCGTGGAAAATATCCTTGCCAAAACTGCCTTCGATGGTTCGACTGACCACCAGCAAGACTATGGCCTCGAGACGCAAGCTACGTCTGGTGGCAGACTCAATTTCTATGTTTTCACAGCCGGAGCCAATTACCTAGATGTTCAAACAACAGGGCTTTCTACTGGGCAATGGTACTATGTCGTTTGTCGATATGATGAGAATACATCAACGCCATCTGTATATGTCAATGCCACCGACGTTGTGGACACCACTGGTGGACCGGGGTCGGGGGCCATTGTCACGACCTACGATGCCAGAAGTCTTTTGATAGGCAATCGGCCCAGCTTTATAAATGGTGCATTGTTTGATCTGTCAATGCTGCGCATCCGTAGTGATGTTGTCAGCGATGCACAAATTACGACGCGGTACAACATTGAGGCCGATGCGGCCGCAGCATGGGACGCGGCAGTCTATGGCGATGAAAACACTGCACTTGGCACGACACCGATTGATGTCACGATTACTATTCCCGATGCCACACTTGGATCGCCGCTGTCCGGTACTGTCACACTATCAGGATCGCCCATCGAAGGTGCGACAGTCAACGTATATAACAACACTGATGCGACGCAAGCCACCGAAACCACTGACGCCAGCGGCAACTGGTCGCACATCGCAAAGCTCGGAAAAAACTACGAAGTCACGTTCGAATATATCGATGGTGGCACCAAATACACCGCTACCCCTCACTCTTACATAGAGACTTAATATCATGGCAAACACAGCATACTTATCCGCAGACAAGCAAATGGTCGAAGAGTATATTGCAGCCCACACTTTCAAGGTGATGCTTTGCAATTCAGATTATACCCCTGACAACGAGCACGACTTTGTTGATGCGGGCGGAGCCAGTGATCCGCTGGATGCCGAAATCAGCTTGACTGGCTATGCTGGTGGATGGGGTGGCAGCGGTCGAAAAACTGCTGGCTTTACTGTAACCGAAGATGCAGCAAACAACCGCATTGCTATCGTTCTTGACGACATCACATGGACATCTGTTGCGGCAGGCGACACGATTCTCAACGCCATCCTGATCATCGAAGGGACAAGTGATGACACAGACAGTCAACTTGTTCGTGCTTGGGCTGTTGCGGACGGTGCTACTAGTGGCAGTGATGTTGTGTTATCTGGTGCGACTTGGTACATCAACGTTCCTGCGGTGCCTGCATAACCCATGCCTGTCTACACGCCCCCTGCAAACAATGCTCTGGACGCGGTGTTGGTGGTTTATACACCTGCCGCCAATAATGCATTGGATGCGGACTTCACGGGGTATGTAGCACTTGGAACATCTCCGATTGACGTATCGATCACGGTGCCTGATGCGACATGGTCTGGTCTGGCCAAAGTCTTAACCGTATCGCCAATCGATGTCAGCATCACGCTCTCGGATGCAACGATTGTCACCATTGTCGATCTGGTGATCACGCCCGATCCCATTGATGTCACTATCGCAGTCCCCGACGCAACCATGTCGATTGCACAAGTGATTTCACTTGGCACCACCGCCATCGATGTCACGGTTAGCATGGCAACTGCAACGCTGTCAATTGAGCCTGTTGTCGAATTGGGCGTGACGCCTATTGATATCACGATCAGTGTCCCTGATGCTCTATTCCTCAAAGACCTGTTGATCATTCCCGACCCGATTGATGTGTCGGTGAGTGTGCCTGACGCGACGTTTGATCGGCTGGCCAACCTTGCAAGTTGCTTCTTGGTTTACGAGAGTGGCTACGTTCACCGCGTCATTGCAGCCCCGACCAAGCAGCTTGACCTTGAGGGTATCTTCCCGCAAGGCTTGTGGACGCTCGCCGTGTCCTACGTCGATCAATACGGCAACGAGTCAGCACAGGCAAGTATCAAAGTCGAGTTTGATGCCGATGGCCACGTGCTCAGTCAATTGCGGGAGATTAACACGCTTGCTGCGGTCCCATTGGCCGGTGGCTACGTGTTCCTCACGATCACACTGGAGGACCGGCAGACATGGCATCGCAATCCGACAGCATTCCAGGTCTATGACGCCGCGACACACCAGGTGATCGGTACCGTCACCGCGACCGGCAACGGCGCGTACATCACTGAGGCGACGGTTGGGCCGTTCACCCACGGTCACACCAAGCGGCTTCGCGTGCGTCCGTATGATGCCAGTGGTTATGGGGTTTGGTCAGATGTTCCGTCGGTCGTGGTGGACTCGGTTGGGCCTGTGGCACCGGTGGTAGTTGGATAGCCTCGCCCCGCCACATTTTCTGTCGCAAACCGACAATCACCTGTTGCTATGGCCACACAACAGGAAAAACAACTACGTCTTGACCTCGTTCTGCACATGCTCACACACGGTCACACCAAGGGGGAGATCAAGGAAGCATGCCGCGACCAGTTTGCCAGCAGCTATCGCACCACCGAACGCGATATTGCCACCGCCCGTGATCTGCTCATGGCAGAACTCGACGAAACCCGCGAGGCGATGCTGGCTCGCAGTCTGAGCCTATATCGCTCGATCCTCAATGATCCGCGTGCCTCCCTGCTCGACAAGGTGCGGGCACAGAAGCGCATTGACAAGATCATGGGGCTCGAAGCACCGCTTAAGCATGAGGTCACCGGCAAAGATGGTCGCCCCATCCAAACCCAGATGATCGACCCCGCCAAAGCCACGGAGATTGCCAGCGATCCAGAATTGGCTGGCCATGCTCAAGCCCTGGGCATCGCTTATGGCCTCCCCACCGGCGCGGTAGATGAGGACGACAGTGAATGACACCGCCGTGCAACCTATCGACTGGCACAAAGTCCCCCGCGAAGTCGCCTGCTCGCGCCCAGACTGGTTTGCTGCATGGGTGACGCGGGACGATCCACCGGCGTTGCAGTACCAGGTGTTTGAGCACATCGCCTACATCGCCCACATCGTGACCCGTGCCATCCGCAAAGGCAAGGGGCGGCTGATCATCAATCTGCCCCCGCAGCATGGGAAGAGCTGGTTTCTTTGTCGCTGGTTGATCGTGTGGATTCTGGAGCATTGGCCGGATAAGCGTGTGATCAGCACGTCCTATTCATCTGATCTGATCCTTGGTCATTCCGGATTCGTCCGTGATCAATTTATCAATCGATCCGAACTCAACACCAATCTCAAGGCAGACAGCAAGGCTGTTGGCAGGTGGTACACCCACACGGGCATGGGCGGCCTGTACAGCACAACCATTGGCGGTGCTATCTCTGGCTTCTCAATGGACGTGGGCCTGATTGATGACCCATACAAGGGCTGGGAGGATGCGTGGTCAACAAAGATTCGCAAGAAGGTACGAAACTGGTTTGATGCGGAGTTCTACACCCGCAAGCAGGAAGACACGACTATGATCGTCCTGCACACCCGCTGGCACCCAGACGACCTGTCAGGCTATCTACTCAAAGATCACCCAGACGACTGGCAGCTGATTCGTCTTCCTGCTCTGGCTGAAAAAAACGATCCAATGTGTAGGCCAGTCAACAAGCCGCTATGTCCGCGACTTCGGTCGTATGAGTCGCTTATCAGCAGTAAGAAGTCACAGGCCATTTGGGACGCTGTGTTCCAGCAAGACCCTAAAGGATTGAGTGATGGCAATCTGTACAGTGATTTCAGCGAAGTGCGTAATGTCAGCAACAGCGTGTCACTCAATCCCGCTTGGCCCCTGCATATCTCCATTGACTTCAATAAAAACCCCGGAACGCATGTGCTCATTGGTCATTACGATGAGCAGGCAGACATGATCACTACGGTCGACGAACTTTATGGCGACCGATGGGACACGATCCAGATCATGAAGGACTTCACTGACCGCTGGTGGCCAGCCAATGCCCAAGGCAAGGAGTTTCCCGAAATACACATTTTTGGCGACACGGCTGGCAACTCTGAGTCCGAGTACACCAGTGATACCGGTTACAAGGTTATGCGCAGGATGCTTGGAAAACTCGGTGTGCCGATTTATAAGCGTGTGCCCAAGCAAGCCCCTGATCTACTCGGCTCGATTATGGAGGTGAATGATGCCCTTTGCGACATCGATGGAGATGTACACTGGCTGATTCATCCACGATGCACAAAACTGATCCGTGACCTTAAAGAGGTCATGCCCAATGAGCATGGCAAACCTGACAAAGACACCGACCAAACGCTGACACATGCCAGTGATGCGGAACGGTATCGAGTACATCGCATCAGGCCGATGCAGGTTCTGCAAACGGGTGGAAGGGTGAATGTGTGACACCGCCCCACGTCCACGCAAACTTTTTTTCTCCAACCACCTGTCACAACCCTGACACCCCGGACGGAGAACGCCCGTGATTGAACTCATCGCCCTACGCGCCACATCAGCCGCCCTTGCCACCGCCACACTTGCCACCGCCACGGTCGTCAGTGAAAGCTCACTCATCCCGCTTGGCCTGGTGCTCATCGCCTGTGGCATCACATGGAAAGCTGCCAGCAAACTCACCGACCTGGAAGCCCGCGTGAAAGCCCTGGAGAACAGGTCTAATGGCTGATCATCCCACCAATCTCAACGCCAAGCCCGAAATCGGCGAACAGACCGGCGCCCAAGGTGCTTCCGTTGGCCTGACCACGTGGATGCAGATTCCCGGGCTGGATACGATTCCCGCAGGCACGTACCAGACCTATCGCCAGATGCTCATGGACCCGACAATCGCCCTGGCACGCGCGGTGGTGATGGCCCCGCTGGTCAACAACACGTGGTCCGTCAGCTCGCGCGAGGGCACGCCTGAGGATCGGGTAGCGTTCATTGAGGAAATGCTGGACCCGATGGTTTCGACCATTGTTGAGAATGCACTGCTCAGCCTTGACTATGGCTGGTCTGGCTTTGAGAAGGTGTTTGACATCACTGGCGGTAAGTTTGTCCTCAAGAAACTCAAGCCCCTGATGCATGACATCACACACATCAATGTGGATACCGGTGGAAAATTCCAAGGTTTCAAGCAATCGTCTGTGTCGCTGCCTGTAGAGAAAGCGTTGTTATTCACCAATGAACGCTATGGTGACAACCACTACGGCCGGGCGCGTCTGGAAAACATCCGTGAAACATGGTCGTGGTGGCGTCAAGCCAATGAAGGTGCTGCAAGGTACGACCGAAAGATCGCTGGCGTCATGCCAGTGATCCATTACCCACCCGGTAAATCACCGGATAAGAATGGCATCGAGCGCGATAATTACGAAATTGCCAAAGGTGTATTGGACGCTATTGCGGCTGGTCATGGCATCGCAGTGCCCAACAAACGAGCAATGGACGATGGACTGGATGGCAAGGAATGGTCTATTGAGTTGATGGAGGACAAGGGTTCCCGCCAGCCTGGATTCGGGGACCGTCTGCGATATCTGGACTCACTCAAATTCCGTGGCTACCTGCGTCCCGAACGTTCGGCATTGGAAGGTCAATTCGGCACCAAGGCCGAAGCCCAAACTCATGGCGATCTCGGTCTACTTGATGGTGAGAAACTACTTCGTGACACGTCTCGCGTGGTCAATTGGCACGTTGTCGATCAACTGCTGGTGCTCAACTTCGGTGAGGATGCGCGCGGGTCCGTCTACTTCGAACCCAACCCATTGCAAGATGCCAGCGTCCAGTTTGCCCGCGATCTGGTCAAAGCCATGATGTCCACACCTGATGGTCGTGAGGAAATCAAGATTTATGCAGATGTGCAGCAGATCATCGAATCGACCAGCCTGCCCATGCTGCCTGATGTAGCCACAGTGACACCGCCCGACACCGGCAATCCTGCCGATTCAATCCTCAATGATCTGACAAAGCGTGTTGGTGATATGAACTCATCGCCTGATGCCAATCAGCAGGTCGGTGATTCAGGAATTGCCACAACTGCTGGCCTTAATGGTGCCCAGATCACGGCTGCTCTGAACATCATCGAACGACTCACAGCCCGGACCATCACGTCTGAGCAGGCGTTGGCACTGCTGCTTGCTATGGGTGTGGATGAATCCAAAGCCAGTCGAATTATCTCCAAGGGGTGACCCATGACCGTCTCCCCGGAACGCCGCCAATACGCTGCCCAACTCGATGCCGACTGCGCCCGTCTGGAAAATATCGGCACGGTCGCTGCTGGCAAGATTGGTCGCAAGGTCCGTATGGCTGCGTTGCAAGCGTACAGGGCTGGCAATGATCCATCTGGCGCGATCCGTGAACCACTTGGCGACATGGCTCCGTTGTTGGCCGATGCAATGGTTGCCGCATGGCTGACTGCGCGTTGGCGGGTACTCAAGACGGTCGAAGCACACCAGGCCAAGACGGTCAAGCTTAGCACCGCGTATGACAACGCGATCCAGGCACTCAAGGCCCAGATGCATGTGGGTGACCTGTCTATCGATCAATTGCGTGATGCTTTTGTGCCTGATGTGCTGGCCAAGCTGCACGACATGAACAGGGCCACACAAGGCCGCATCACCACCAAGATGCTGGAATTGACCCAGCGTCAAGCCCATGTCACCGAGGGTATCCGCGAGTTGCAGGGCGTGTTCACTGCCGCTGGCATCACACCTGAAAACAGCTACACGCTTGAGAACATCTTCCGCACCCAGACCCAGCTTGCCTATGGTGCAGGACGGTGGGCTGCACTGCACGAGCCCGAAATCGATGACATATTGTGGGGATTCGAGTACAGCACGGTGGGTGACGACCGCGTGCGATCCAGCCACGCCGCGATGGATGGCGTGCGGCTGCCCAAGGATCATTCGTTCTGGCAGACCAACTGGCCGCCCAATGGTTGGTCGTGCCGATGCCAGGCGTTGGAAATATTCGAGGGTGACGATCTGGCCAAAGAAAGCAAGATCATCCTGCCTGCGCCAAAGACGGTGGACGGAGTGACGTTCCAGCCTGAAGCGGATCGTGGGTTTGGGTTCAATCCGGGTCAGTCTTACAACGTACCGAAGATTGAGCCATTGCCGATCAAGCCTGTTGCTCCAGCGGACAAGCCAATTCCAGTCGTTCCTAAACTGGTCGTACAGGAAACACCTGTTGCACCTGTTGCACCTGAAAAACCAAAAACCAAGCCTGCACCTAAGAAAACAGTAGAGCCAAAAGCAGATCCAAAACCACAGCAGCCCAAAGAAACGCCCAAGCCAATCAAAAAGCCAGATACTGCTTCCAAGCCGGTCGAGAAGACGGAGGTAGTTGCTAAGCCAGTATTGCCCAAACCAAAGGTAGATTTGCAGCACGCGGAAAACCTCGTCAATATTGCCCCACGCAGTAAAAACACAAAGCCAATTAAAGACGCGATGGACGCCATCAATAGTGTGCATGGTGTTCCAAAGGGAATGAAGGCTCTGGATGTAAAAGACACCAATAGTTCAATATATGGTCAATATGTATTCGGCGAATACACTGGATCACCGTTCCAATTCAAACTGACAACAAAGGGCAATCGCCAAGGATTCGCCATGCTGCATGAGATGGGGCACTATCTTGACCACCACGGAATCGGTACGCCCGGCAAGTTTGACTCTGAAACAGGTGGCCAGACAAGTGTTGTTCTTGAGCAGATTAAAAAGTCTAAAGCTTATGCAAAACTACAAGCTAAGCGAGCTGAATATGTTGCTGCCAAAGACAAAACCATGATTAAACACCTTAATTACTTGTTGGATGACAACGAGCTTTTTGCGCGTGGGTACTCACAACATATTGCAATTAAATCTAAAAATGCGAAGATATTAGAAGAGTTAAACGAGTGGCGAGTAAGGAAAGATGTTGCTTATCAGTGGGATGATGATGATTTCAACGAGATTTCTGGTGCGTTCGACAAGATGTTTAATGGTTTAGGATGGTCAAAATAATGCACACACCACTGCAACTTTTAGATTTGGACTTCGACCAAGCTGTTGATGTGGTCATGCAGGACACGCCAAGCATAGATCAGTTTACGGCCGAGCAAGTAGTTAATACCATCTTCACTGGTGGCGATAAAGTCGCAATTAACGAGAGCGATATTCCTGCATTTGAAGCCGACCCCGATGGTTTCCTCAAGGAACGCCAGCGTCAGAAGTACCTTGCCGAACAATCCCTCTGACACCGCCCTACGCCACCTCTGATTCCCGGCAGGCAACCGCCTGTCGATGCCCACTGACACCATCATCATTGAAATCACGCCATCTGAGGATGGGTTTCGCGCCCAGTCTTTCGGTGCTGAGCCGCGCGTCGTCGGCCTGGGTGACTCTGCTCTTGCTGCACTCGACGACCTGGTGACCGACTGGCACCGCGCCCGCACGCTCGATCCAGAGTTCAATCCCGGCCCACCCGCACACCTACCGAAAGCCGGGGTGTACCTTGGGTAATATCCTCGTTCCCTACGCTCTGAATTGCACTGGCACTGAGCCAATCAGCCTATCGACCACAAGTGGCTATCGCTTCCGCAAAGACGCGGCCCGGGTTGGCAACTGGGTGGCCCGCAATCCCATCACTGGCGAAGACCTTCACCTTAAGATCACGCCCGAGCGGATTGCCGAGTGGGTTGCCAAGAACAAGCTCATGCGATCCAACGGCGTGAGTGTCGATCTGACCATCGATCACCAACGTGGTGCCAAGTCGAAGATCGGCAGTGTGGACGCCCTTGACATGGATGGTGACCTGCTGATGTTCGACAGCACGGCGGCCGACGACGAAGCGGCTAAATTGTGCCAGCGAGTCAAAGAGGTGTCCATCGAGATCGAACCCAACGTCAAAGATGGCAAGGGCAACAGCTACGGAGAGGCTATCACCGCCATCAGTGTCGTGCGTAAGCCCGTGATCTCCGGCCAGGGCGATTTCGTACCCATTGCTGCGTCTCAATCTGACACCGCCGCACCACACCTGATTATTTTTTCGCTCAATCAACCTGACGTAACCAAAACACCTACACAGGAGAGTGACATGCTCACCCCGGAACAGATCACAGCCGCCAAAAAGAAACTCAACCTGCCAGCCGACGCTGCTGACGCCAAGGTCGCCGAGGCGATCATGCTCAGCCTCGAAGCCCCGGCGAAGCTGACCGCTTTGCAGGCTGACCTGGACAAGTCCAAGCAGGTCGTCACCGACTTACAAGCCAAACTCGCTGCTGCCCCAGCTGCCCCGGTGCAGCTGTCCCGCGAAGTGCTGGCCCTGTCCAAGGACGCGCTGAGCACGAAGCTCGGCTCGTTGGTCGAAAAGTGCTGCATCACCCCGGCCGTCAAGGACAAGCTCGAAGCTGAGTTGTCCACGCCGATCATGCTCAGCATCGGTGATGGCCAGGACCGTCCGTCCTATGCCAAGATTGTCGACATCCTTGCTGAAAACAAGGCGGCTGATCTTGCCAAACTCATGGGCGAAAAGACCGGTGTGCAGACCATCACGTTGTCTCGGCAGATTCCGGGCGATGGCAGTGACGGCACTGAAAACGCATTGCTTGCCGATGCCGAGGCCCGTGCAGCCGCTGCCAAAAAGTGATCTGTTGGCTAACTGTTGAACTCGAAACAAAACCCGCCATGTCGGGATACCAAGGAATTGAATCATGACTTACTCAACGAATCTCACCGAAGGCAAGCTCATTGGCGACGTGCTGCGTGGCGAAATCCTCCACGAGCAAGGATACTGCCGTGAACTGCTGACCATCAAAGATAGCGTGGCTGTTGACTTCGGTAGCGTCCTGCACAAGGATACCGATGCCGTGGCTGCAACCGACCAGGTCACTGTGATTACCTTTGGCGGCACGCCTGATGGCGGCACGTTTGCTGTGGGCCTCAATGGTGAGGTAACCGCTGCCCAGGCGTACAACGTCTCCACCGCCAATCTGCAAACTGCCCTTGAAGGTCTGACTGGCGTGACCGCTGGCGATGTGGTTGTGTCCGGCACGGCAGGTGTTGCTTACACCCTGACATTTGCGGCCGACCTGGCTGCGCAAGCGGTCGCCGTCTCCGTGGACAATGCCGTAACTGACTCCAGTGCGGAAGTCGGCATCACCATCGCCAACTCCGTCGAAGGAGTTGCGGCATCCACGTCCGAAACCGGTGAATATGACATCCTCAATGCGGCAGGCGACGGTGCTTTGGCTTCGGCCATCGCTCTGGGGCAAGTCGCTGCAACGGATACCACACGTACCTGCATCTGTCTGGTCCGTGGCCCGGCAGTGGTCAAGCAGACTGAACTGGCGTTTGGCGATGGCACCGAAGATGACGCCGTGGCTGCTCTGCTGGCTCTTGGTATCAAGTGTGCGTGATATTCGAAAGACTCGCTTTAACTGACAATCTCAACTGACAGAACCCTCTGTTCAAGGAAACGAACATGCTCGACATCTTCAAAACCAACGCATTTTCGGCAGTGTCGATGACCAAAACCATCAACATCCTGCCCCACCAGCCCCGCCGTATCGAGCAGATGGGCCTGTTCGACTTCGAGGGAATCAACACCACTACGGCGGTCGTCGGCTACAACAACGGCACCATCACCCTGCTGCCCACCAAGGCACGTGGCGACACGCCAACTCAGATGAGCCACGACAAGAAAAACGTCCGGGCATTTCCTGTCCCGCATATTCCTGCCGCTGATGTGGTTCTTCCCGGTGACGTGCAAAATCTGTTGGCGCTACCCGGAAGTGAGCAATTGGCTGTTGCTGCCACCATCATTAATCAACGCCTCACCCGCATGCGTGACAGCATGGAAGCCACCATCGAGCACATGAAACTCGGTGCTGTCAAAGGTAAGGTACTCGACTCCGATGGCTCAACCGTGTTGTTCAACCTGTTCACCGAGTTCGGCTTGACCGAAACTGCTGTGGACTTTGTGTTGGGCACGTCCACCACGGACATCAAGAAGAAGTGCCTGGAGGTCGCCCGCGACATTGAAACCGTTCTCGGCGGCGCAACCTACGATCACATTCACTGTCTCTGCTCTGCCACCTTCTTCGACAAGCTCACCAGTCATGCCAAGGTCACGGCCGCGTTTGATCGCTGGATGAATGGCGACTTCCTCCGTGCTGACAACCGCAGTGGTTTCCAGTTCGGCAAGATCATCTTCGAAGAATACCGTGGCAAAGTCGGAAGCGTGGACTTCATCCCCGATGGTGATGCCCGCTTCTTTCCTGTCGGCGTAATGGATCTGTTCAAGCACTACGCGGCCCCAGGCAACTTCATGTCCGCGGTCAATACAATCGGCCAACGCATGTATGCCCGGCAGCTCGGTCGTCGTGATGAATCTGGCATTGACCTGCTGGCTGAATCCAATCCGCTGACCATCTGCACCCGCCCCGGCGTGCTGGTTCGCGGTCACAGCTCCAACTGATCATCCTGATACCTCACCGTGTGAGAGGTCGTCATCCTGCTGCCCGGCCTGAATCATCCCAGGTCGGGCAGTTTTTTTAGGCACCGCCGCCGGAAACCTGAAAGCATACACCATGTCATATTCAACCCGCACCAACATTGAGGACATCTTTGGCGTTGATAATGTTGCCACATGGGGCGATATGGACAACGATCAGGACGCCACCAAGATCACCAATCGCATCGCGCGCGGCATTGCGGTTGCAGACGCCATGATCGATGCGGTGCTCGACAACACGGACTACACCGTGCCACTGACCGCCCAACCCGGCAAATCACTGGCTCTGATCACTGACATCGCTGCGACGCTGGCAGGCTGCTGGCTGTACGAAGCTCGTGGTCTGGATGACAGGGATGATGAGGGCAGGCCGTACAACCGCTACTCAGCCAATCGCAAGCGTGCAGAATCCATGTTGCAACGCATTGCTGAGGGCGGCTTGATGATCAACGCGGTCAAAGCGACCGATGGCGTCAATATTCCATTTGTCGTGTGACCCCGGAAAGCAACCATGTTCCGCATCCACAACACGGTAACGCTCAACCTCAAACCGCTCGAAGCATACAAGCGACGGTTCCGCAATCCGAAGTCGCCAGAAATGCGGCCTGTGATGAACCAATGGCGCAAGCGGTACCTGAAATATATCAAGCGGAGATACAAGACAAACTCCAAAGGTGGCGGTGATTGGCCAGGTTTGAAGCCTGCCACAATTTTTGCCCGCAACCATAAAGGCAAAGACACAAAGAAGGCTATCAGTTACACATCAAGACTTTCCGGCCTGAATGCAGATCAAAAAAAAGATTACCGACGTGCTTTTAATCGCGCCAAAAAGAGCTTGGCAGACAAGATGAATAAGTCTGCCACAAACAAGCAAGTAGTCGCACTTGCAAGGGCTCATGCAGCAAGGAAGCTAAGGTCGGCTGGCGCTCAAATAGACACTCGTAATCAAATTGGCGCCAAGTTAATGGCAGCTGGCAAGGTATCAATCTTGCAAGACACTGGAACGTTGATTAACACGCTCGATGTATCGCGTTCTGACAACTGGAAATTTATCAGCAATGGCATGCAAGTCGGTTTTCTAAAAGGAAAATCAGCCAAACATCGGAGTGGCAAACGCTCACTCAGTGTGGCAGACATCGCAGGAATCCATCAATTCGGCAAGGGCCGTAACCCTGTACGTCGCATCATTGTTGACCCCGACAAGCAAACCACCGATGGCATGATCCGCGACCTGATGCGGGCTACCAAATAGGAGTATCACACTATGGCCGCACCTGCTGAACCCTGGGGCCAAGTCCTCACCGCATTATGGAATGTCCTCGAATCCCGCAGCAGCTTTACCGATCTGGTCAAGCCCGGCAATCGCATTCGCTTCGACAACCGCATCCGCAAATCCACCTTGCAAGCCGCAGATGTGCCGTGTGTAGCCGTGGTTGCTGATGCCGTAGACCCACACATCTTTCGCACCAGCAATGGCAGTTCGTTCAAGCGTCAATTCCGCTTTGAGATTCGCACCGGCGAAGTCGATATCACTGCCCAGGCATTCCCCGTCGAGTGGGAGATCATGAAAGCCGTCGCAGCTATCTGGAATGTGACGCCGCCCGCTAAGCCACTCGGCCTCGACTTCATCCGCAATATCAAGGCTGTGCAAGGCCAAGCCCCTACGGCTGATCCTGACGGCATATCCAACGGCTGGTACACGGTGATCGGCGTGGAAATTGAGGTCTGGTTTGACACCGCCTCACTACAGTCCTGATCCCCACAAGTGAACCACATGGTGAACCCCAAACAGGAGTATCACCATGGCTACATTTACCGGCATGGGCGGGACCGTTAACGGTTTTTCAACCGTTCGAGAGTGGAGCATCAACGAAACCGAAGAAAACAAGCCGTACAGCGCTGGCAACACCCTTGGCGGTGAAGGACAGGTCGGCGGGATCAAAGATTGGTCCGGCAGTCACACGCTTTACGGCTACTCGTCATCTGTGATGCCAGGGGAGTCATTCACTTTCGTTGGCTATGACGGCGCCAAGAAGGTCACCGGTACTGCGATTGTGTCCGACATTACGTTGGCCGTTAATCAAGAGAGCGGCGACATTCAAGGCGTAACGGTCAGTTTTTCGGGAAATGGTGCGTTGACCCATGCCACCGGAACAATCACCGACTCTACCATTCCCGATCCGCCCAGCTCGCTGTCCATGAAAGTTAAGCTTGATACGGGTGCGGGCTTCGTCGAACTTGACGATGTTCGCAGCTACAACCTGTCAATCAAGTGCGACCTCAAGGAATACGCATCAAGCACATC